GTGGGGATAGGTTATTATAGCAGGCGCAGCATTAATGTGTTTAGCACTCAATGCGTACTGGGAAGCGGGCAACCAAGACTATAATTCAATGGTTGCTGTTAACCAAGTTGTTATGAATAGAGTGGCGTCAGACAAGTATCCAAATGAACCGTGTGAAGTAATACTCCAAGGACCAACGAGACCATCTTGGAAAAATCCAGAAGAGCATTATCCGGTTCGTCATCGATGCCAGTTTAGCTGGTACTGTGATGGTAAGTCTGATGAAGTGAATAAAGATAATGAAGAAGAGTATCGTGCATGGATGAGAGCCTTGCGTTCATCGATGCAAGTATTGTCTGGATCGGTAGACGATATGGTTGATGGTGCTTTGTGGTACCATGCAGATTATGTAAATCCTAAATGGAATAGGGATTTAGAAATAACAGTTATCCATGGTGATCATATATTTTATAAGGAGTAGTGATAATGAAACATGTACCAGCTATAACTTTCGTAACTGGATTTATTGGTATAATGAATTTGCTAGTTGCAAATGGTAATCTTTGGATGTATGCTACTGGTAGCGTATTGGTAATCATATCAATTTTGGATTGGATTGATCGATGATGGGGAACGATATTTGGGATGATATTGATATTGACTCAATGCATCTTCAGTCTGAAGTAAATCATATGGCGGTTGATCTTATCAACCAATATGGCGAACACTTAACTAAGACAGATGTTTTGAATATGAAAGCTATTGAAGGTACTGATGAAGATCCTCTTAAGCGCGCATTAGCTGCAGCGTGTCTGAGTTACTACGCGTCAATAGGTTACACACCTAAAGACCGTCCGCTCAACGAGACTCCCAGTAATAAAGCATGGTGGAAGCTCTGGTAAAAATAATGAGCAGTCTGCTCACTTTTTTGTTTACATTACAGCGAAAACGTGATAGAATATACTAGTAAAATGAAAAGAGGAGTTCATTATGGGTCAGATTATTTTAGGTATTATCTTCATGTTCGCGATGGCTAGTCTTCCGATATTGATGTTTGTATAGTCGAACGAGTATAAACGTGGTTAAGCCTGTACCGACTTTAAATTTAAGACACAGGTGGGAAGAGAGCGCCCTCAAAGAAAGACTCTTTATTATTCAATTTGATGAGGAGAGACATCATGGCACTAACAGCACTTAAAGGCGTAAAGCTTAAAAAGCGCGCTGCTCGAGCAAAAGCTCGTAGCGGAATCAATGCAGCACCCGTTGAAAAAGGTATGGTTGCAGTAAAAGATTTCTTTCAATACGAAGTTGATCGTAAAGATATTTTGACACAGCAAAAGCAATTTGTCAAATCTAATTTTAACAAGACTGATGCTAAGTATATCTTAGCAAATCCAGAATGGAACTTTACGTTTCCATATCGTGGTGCAATTGCCTTTTGGTATAACACTGGGCAAGTGACCACGGAACACTCAGAAGAGTCTAAGGCTCATCTGATAGAGAAGCTGGCTGAACTACGTTCAAGTGGTAAAGCTATACATGATGCCAAGAAGTTGGAGGCTAAAAGTAGCAACAACGTTGTTACGCTCTCTCCTCAACAACGTCTCCAACGGAAGATCAGTAACACGATAATGCAAGATCTCCTTTCTCTTGAAGACTCGTGGATCGAAGGTGAAACTGCTTCTCTAGATGTCTACCAAGCTTTTGGTAGACACGGGCTTAGTGGATCTGCCACTATACCAGTCCGTGCTACGATTGAGGGATGGTTACTTGATTTTGAAGACGCATATCATAAGCGGTGTGAACAAGCAGTAGAAGGCTACTCACATATCAAGCGACCTGAACTCAATCGTCGTATCAAAGAATGTAAAGCTATGTTGACTGACCTTGACCGAATCAAAGCTGCTAAGAAAGCTACGCGTAAGTCAGGTACTAAAGTTCTGTCTATGGATAAACAGGTTGCTCGATTGAAGTACAAGAAAGAAGATAACGACTTCAAAATTGTATCGATCAATCCAGCACAAATCGTTGGTAAGAGTCGCTTACTAGTTTTCAATACAAAATACAAAATGCTTGTTGAGTATTTCACTGAGGCTGTAGGTGGCTTTGAAATCAAAGGTACCACAATTAAGAACTTTAGTCCTGAGTCTCGTGAATGGAAACTAAGGAAGCCATTGGATATATTGCCCAAGGCTCTCGCCTGCAACGCTAAACAATTTGAAAAGTTGGCTAGTGAATTTACTACTAAACCCGGCAAACCAAATGGTCGGATAAATGAAAACATAATTTTATTGAAGGTACTCACATGAAGCCAATTGAACAAGAATTCTTGACTAAATCTAAGTTTACTGTTATGATTGAAAAAGCAGTAAGTGAATTGAAGATAAGTTATATGGATGCAGTATTATATCTCTGTGAAAAGAACGATCTTGAACCAGAGGATATGAAGAAGTTTGTCTCGCCAATTATTCGAGACAAAATCGAAGCCGAGGCAATGGCTCTAAACTTTTTGCCAAAACAAAATACGTTGGACTCAGCATTTGCTGATTAAGCGTATATATAATCCTGTACAACGACGCATGAACGTTGTATAATATTACAGTAACATATTTCAGCTATACAAGGAATAACATATGTCATTCGCAAATCTAAAATCTAATCGAGATACAATCCAAAAATTAGTGCAAGCAGCAGAAGCCACCGGCGGTGGCGGCGAGAAGAAGTCTTACGCTGATGATCGTATCTGGAAACCTACAGTTGATAAGGCAGGTAACGGCTATGCAGTACTTCGATTCTTACCAGCAACCGAAGGTCAAGAGCTCCCATGGGTACGGTACTGGGATCATGGCTTCAAAGGACCAACTGGTTTATGGTATATCGAAAACTCACTTACGTCTATTGGTCAACCTGATCCTGTTGGCGAACTCAACTCGAGACTCTGGAATTCTGGGATTGAATCAGACAAAGACCGAGCACGAGACCAAAAGCGTAGACTCCATTATGTAGTCAACATGCTTGTCGTACAAGATCCATCTAACCCTCAGAACGAAGGTAAGGTATTTCTATATAAGTTCGGTAAGAAAATCTTCGATAAAATTATGGACTCTATGCAGCCTGAGTTCGCAGATGAAAAGGCGGTTAACCCGTTTGACTTCTGGGAAGGTGCTGACTTTAAGTTGAAGATTCGTAATGTTGAAGGTTATCGCAACTATGATAAGTCTGAGTTTGCCGCTCCATCCGCATTAAAAGATGGTGATGACGTTCAGCTTGAAGCAGTGTATAATCAACAGCATGATCTTGCTGAATTTGCAGATCCTAAGAACTATAAATCTTATGACGACCTTAAGGCAAAGCTAGGTCGAGTTCTTGGTGAAGAAGCAATTGCAGGTGCTCCTACTATGCGTCAAGAAGCGCAGATGAATACACCTGCTCCAGCTCCAATGGCTCCGGCCACAGCAGAAGATGTGCCAAACGAGGATGACGATACCATGTCATACTTTGCACGGTTAGCTAATGAAGATTGAGCATCATAACTATTACGCAGACGACTACAGCCGAAAGGCTGTAGTCTTCAAATACAAAGACGATCCTGCGTGGTACGTTGATCTGTTGGAAGATGGATCAATTGTTGAAACTCGTAAAATGGAAACCGATGGTGTACTTCACAGCGAAAGATATGCTGAAGACTGTGGAGAAAATTGGGTACTGAGAATATTCTAATGTCAAAGTTTAGTTTTGCTACAAGTCCAGAAGGATTTGATAATCATATCACTAACAGTATTAGAGGATATGATGTGCTAAACGAAAACATTGTCAGTATCTCAAAATACTTTGTAGAGCCTCAGACCAACGTGTTTGATCTGGGGTGTTCTACTGGTAATTTGATTAATATGATTCAGGAAGAAAATCCAGAGGCAGACTACTATGGCATAGAACTATGTCAAGACTTTGCTAAATTACCTAATGACAATATTGCATATCTTGAAGAAGATATACGTGACACGTGGATAGACGATGCTAGTTTTATTACTAGTGTTTTTACTTTGCAATTCGTTAATCCAGAAGATCGATTAGAAATACTCAGTAACATATATCATGGACTTAATATTGGTGGAGGATTCGTAGTTGCAGAAAAGATCTTAGCCACAGACAGTAAGATGCAAGATATATTTACCAGCACGTACTATGATTTTAAGTCTGAGAAATTTACTGCAAAAGAAATCTTTGATAAAGAAAGAGAACTAAGGAGTATGCTGAAACCAATGCCCTTAGAAGATCTTACCAATATGTTGTATGATGTTGGATTTAAGAGTGTACAGCCGTTTTGGCAAAGCTATTTGTTTGTTGGTCTTTTT